GGTGCGCTTTCTAGGGGGCTGCTGAGCGAAACCAGAAGTACTACTCGCCTCACGAAGCCGGAAGTTTCCGACCCCGTTTTTGACCGCCTAATAACGAGGCAACTCATGGGCCGCCGCGGACCAAAACAGCAGCCGACCGCAGTGAAGATTTTCCGCGGCAACCCCAGCAAAGAGAACTTGAAGGCAAAGGCCGCAAGCGAGCCACGGCCGGAAGATGCGTCGCTGCAAGCGCCCGACATTCTTGAAGGCCACGCTCTTGCGATGTGGAAGCGGCGAGCCCCACAGCTTGCCGCGATGAAGGTGCTCACGGACGCAGACCGCGAAACGCTGACTCGGTACTGCATTGCATGGGAGCTTTACATGCTGGCGTACGCCGCCGTGAAAGGTGCCGGCCTCTCGAGCGAGATCGCCAGCGGCAGGCGAACCACCACGCCTGAAGCCACGCTCATTCGCGGGTACCACGCCGATCTGCTTCAGATCGAGCGAGAGTTCGGGCTGACTCCTTCCGGCCGCGCCGGCATCAAGGTCGATCATGGCGAAGAGCAAAACACGCTCGCCAGCTTCCTCAACGAAACGGGTAGCTAAGCCGGCCTGGACGAAGCGGCGCGAGTTTGTGGATGGCTTCGTCTACGACCAAGCATCCGCCGACAGGGTGATCCGCTTCATCGAGACGTTTTGCAGGCGCGTCGGCGACGACGGCCGCAACCTTCCGGTCAAGCTTCTCGACTGGCACAAAACCGGGCTCATCGAGCCCGTGTTCGGCTGGAAGCATGCCGACGGGCGACGCCGCTACAGAAAGGCGGGCCTGTTCGTTCCCAAAAAGAACACGAAGAGCAGCCTGATGTCGTGGCTGACTCAGTACTTTCTCGTCGCTGACTTTCCGCTCAGCGACGTATTCGGCGCGGCTGTGGACCGTGAGCAGGCCCGCATCATATTCCGCATGGTTGCCAAGAGCGTCCAGGCTTCCCCCGAGCTGTCGAAGGTGCTCGAGGTGATCGACTCGCGCTCGGTCATTGTGAACAAAGAGCACGGCAACTACTACCGCTGCCTATCCGCCGACGCTTTCAGAAACGAAGGCTTGAATGGAAAAGTGATCATCGATGAAATCCACGCGCATAAGACGCCAGATCTGGTCGATGCACTCATCTACGCGACTCGCGCCACTCGCAACGGCCTCGTCATGGCGATCTCAACGGCCGGCGACAATCGCACGGGGATCGGGTGGCAGTGGTGGCAGGATTGCGAATTGGTCACTGGAAATCCGGCAGCCAATCCCACCTTCTACGGGAAGATTTACGCGGCCAATCCAGACGCCGACGACATCGGCGATCCGGCCACATGGCGGAAGGCAAACCCGTCGCTGGGCATTGTGTTCCCTGAAGACGAGTTTGCGGCGGACTATCAAGATGCCCTGACGAATCCGCGAAAGATGGGGCGATTTCTGAGGTACTCGCTCAACGTCTGGAGCGCCCCAGACGGAAGGTTTTTCCAGCCAGATGCTTGGGCCGCTTGCGGCACGCCGCTGCGGCCGTTCGGCAATCGCACGGTGTACGCGGGCCTCGACCTCGCGACCACGTATGACCTCTCGGCCCTGGTGCTGTGCTGCCCAGACCCGACCGATGGGTCCATCGACCTGATGCCGTTCTTCTGGATTCCAGAGGCAAACGCGATAGAGCGGTCGAACCGCGACAAGGTCGATTACTTGTCGTGGATACGCGAGGGGCACATTCGGGCGACCCCTGGAAACGTGACCGATTACACGATTCTTCACCGCGACATCCTGCAAATCTGCGAGCAATACAACGTCTCCATGCTCGCTGTGGACATGAAGCACAACGCGGCCATGCTGGCAAACATGCTGCAAGGGGACGGGGTCAATCTGAAAGGATTTCCACAAGGCGGTCGTGCCATGACGGCACCGATGCGCACTCTCGAAAACCTGATTAGCTGCGGCAAAGTGAGGCACGCGAATCAACCAGTGCTCGCGTGGTGTGCCGGGAATGTCGTTTGTCACGAGGACCGGCACGGAAACATCTACCCGAGCAAGAGCAGATCGACGGAGCGAATCGACGGCATCACGGCGACGTGCGAATCGATGGCACCGTGGCTGAACGCTGAGCAAGACACGAACGCCAATACGGAAATCTTCTGGATATGATCGCCCACGAAAAACGCATCCTCTGGCTACCCGGCGACGAGCGTTCGTGGGATGAAGACGGCGGCAGCCGCAGCCCGGCGGGCGTGCGGATCAGTGCCGACAACGCCACGATGGTGGCGGCGGTATTCGCCTGCGTGCGGATTCTGAGCGAGACGGTGGCCAGCTTGCCGCTCCATGTGCTCGAGCGGCTGAGCAACGGCGGCAAGCGTCAAGCGAAGGAACTGCCGATCTATCGCCGGCTGCACTCGCAGCCGAACGCATGGCAGACCTCGTTTGAGTGGCGTGAGCAGCTGGTGCGGCACGTCGCTTTGTGGGGTGACGCCTACAGCGAGATTAAGCCGGGGGCGTCGGGGGCGGCCGACCAAGTGCTGCCGCTGCACCCGAGCCGGATGAAGGTCGAGACGATTGAGAACGACCGGCTGCGGTACAGCTATCGCGAGGCGAAGGGGCGTCAGACCGTCTACTCGCAAGACCAGATTCTGCACGTTCGCGGCCCGAGCGACGACGGGGTGCACGGCGAGAGCATCGCGGAGTCGTGCCGCGATGCGATTGCGCTGGCGCGGGCGTGCGAGATTCACGGGGCGAGGTTCTTCGGCGGCGGTGCCCGGCCCGGATTCATCCTCTCGACCGACAACCCGCTCAATGCGGAGGCTCGCCGGGAACTGGCCGAAGGGTGGAACCGGAAGCATCGCGGCCCGCACAACGCTTTCGAAACGGCCGTGCTGACGGGCGGATTGAAGCCCTATGAGATCCCCTACGCGAGCAATACCGATTCGCAGTTTCTGGAGTTACGGCGATACCAGTTGGGCGAGGTGGCACGACTCTTTCGGATTCCGATGCATCTGCTTCAAGAGGGCGGCGGCTCATACGGCTCGATTGAGCATGCGGGCCTCGACTTTGTGCAGCACACGATTTTGCCGTGGCTGCGTCGCCTGGAGTCGGCGTTCACTCGCGACTTGATGCCGGATGACGCGAGCCGCGAGCGGTACCAGATTTCGTTCGACGTTCGCGGTCTGTTGCGTGGTGACGCGGCGAGTAGATCGAGCTACTACCGTTCCATGTGGGACATCGGCGTGCTCAGCACGAACGACATCCTCGCTTTGGAAGACATGAACCCGGTCGAGGGCGGCGACGTGCGGCATCGTCCGCTGAACATGGGCACGCTTGGGGAAAGCCCCACCGCGACCGATGTGCTGGCTCAGCAGATGCCGGGCAGCGGCATCGACGGCCAGGCGGTCGAAGGCGGCGTCGATGCGGCCACGCAGCCGGCCACGGATGCCGCTCCGCAGGTGGCGGAAGTCTCGCTGAACGGTGCACAAATCACGGGGCTGATCGCGATCATTCAGCAGGTGAGCACGGGGCTCGTTACCAAGGCCGGTGCCTCTGCAATGGTCGCGGCAGCCTTCCCGTCTATTCCGCAGCAACAGATCGACGCGATTCTCGCAGGCGTGCCGGATATCCCCGTGCCGGCTCCGGCCACAGAACCGGCCGCAGAGCCGGCCGCTCCGCTGGCTCGCTCGCTGCCTGAGTCTCGCTCGCTGACGCTCAGCATCGACTTCGACCGCACCTTCGCTGCGGACCCGAAGCTGTGGGGCGAGTTCGCGGAGGACGCGGTCGAGGGCGGCAACACGGTCGTGATGATTTCGCGGCGAGAGGACACGCCCGAGAACCAGCAGCTGGTTGCCGACACGCTGGGCGAGTGGAAGTCGTATTTCTCGCAAGTGCTGCTCATCGGCGGTGAGACGCTGAAGGACGACGCCGCCAAGGCGGCTGGCCTCGCCGTGGATGTGTGGGTGGACGACTCGCCGCAGACCGTGAAGCCGCCGATGGAGAAGAAGGCGAAGCGGAGTCGCAAGCGAACGTCAAAGCGGGCCGCTCCCGGCACCATCGCGGAAGGCGATTGGGTGACGCTCGCGGACGGCCGCATCGGTCGCGTCGATCATGTGATGACCGAAGGCATCCTGAACCTTGGCGACCTCGAACTGCCAGCGACGCCAGACGATCCGGCGGCGCTCGTGAGCGTCTGGGAGGAAGGCGAGTTTGATGATCCTGTCGGCGTGAAGGTTGCAGATGTGATGCCGACTGACGAGCCAGCGGATGCACGCGGATACAAGAAGCCGAGGCGGAAGCGTGGCAGCTAGGTACGACCACATCGACTTCACGCCACCTTCGGGTGTGCGAGAGGAGGCAGCACGCGGGCTAGAGTGGCGAAGAGAGTTCAACCGTGGTGGCACGGAGGTAGGCGTTGCTCGAGCCCGTGACCTGAGCAACGGCGTCAGCATCTCGCCCGAGACGGCTCGGCGGATGAAGGCGTATTTCGACCGGCACGAGATCGACAAGCAAGGCGAAGGATTTAGCCCAGGAGAGCAAGGATTCCCCAGCGCAGGGCGTATCGCTTGGGCGCTATGGGGCGGTGACGCCGGGCAGGCGTGGTCAAACAAACTGGTGCGACAACTCAACGCGGCAGACGAGGAGAACCGAAGCATGATCGAACGACGCAGCCTGTACGAAGAAGAATCCGGCACGCTGCCGCTGCTCCGTGTGGAGTCGCGGTCTGAGGACGGCGCGAGCGAAAGCCGGTGGATCGTCGGCTACGCGGCAAAGTTCGGCGTGAACTCGCTGGAACTCGACGGCCAATTTATCGAGCGGATCGACCCCAAGGCGTTCGGGATCGTCGCGGAGCGGCGCGGCCGCAAGAAGTCATTGGAGACTCGGGCGCTTTGGAACCACGACCCGAACTATCCGCTGGCTAGGTTCCCTGGCACGCTGCGGATGAACGTGGACGAGATCGGGCTGCGGTACGAGTTCCCTGTGCCCGACACGACATACGGGCGCGACCTCGCCAGCAACATCGAAGCGAATATCGTGCGCGGCAGCAGCTTCAGTTTCCAGATTGCTCCAGGCGGTGAAGCGTGGAGCGTGGAAGACGGACGCAGCATCCGCACCGTGACGAAGATCGACACGCTAATCGACGTTGGGCCGGTGACGTTCCCGGCCTATCCAGATGCTGACGTGAGCGTGGCGAAGCGGTCCTTTGATGCGTGGCGTTCCGCCGAAGCCGAAGTGCGAAAGGCCGAGATCGACCGCGTGGTGCGGGCTCGCGGCAAGGCCGCGTCTCTCCGCGATTTCCTGAGGCAGCATGGCCGCTAGTGGCGAAACGTGCCCGCGATGCCGAGACGGCAAGCTTGCCGTGGCATCGTCGCAGCGGAGCGGAGAGTACCAAGTGCGGTACCTCCGCTGTGCCCGGTGCGGATGCACCGACAAGCAGATCGTGCCACCGAGCGAGGTTCGGCGGCTGAAGGTCGGCTGAGTTCTTTACTGTCGCGCTCGCATATCTGCATGGGTGCGGGGGCGTCC